TTACCGAGGTCCGCACCCAGCCGACCACCCACCCCGAAAGGAACACCCCCACCATGACCGACAACGCTACCGAGTACGCGCTCGCCGCCGACCTGGCCGACCTGCGCGCCGACCTGACCGCCATCGAGCAGCGCGCCGCGCTCGCCGACAAGACCCCCGCCAAGCGCGCCGCCGACACGCGAACCCCCGGTGAAGCCATCAAGGCCCTGGTCACCGACGAGGCATACCGCGCCGAAATCGCCGACCTCCAGACCCGCGCCTTCAATGGCGCCAAGTCCAGCGCCGACGCCACCATGGTCGTGCCCGAATGGATCAAGGACCTTACCCGCCTCGTGGACAAGCCCAACGTCCTCGCGGGCCTGTTCGCCACCGGCTCCCTGCCCGCCGACGGCATGGAACTTGACTTTACCGAGCTGGCCACCAACACACTGCGCGTTGACCAGCTCGCCGACGAGGGGACCGACCTCCAGATGGGTAAGGTCACCACCAAGAAGCGCAGCGTCCCCATCCGCACGTTTGGCGGCTACACTGAGCTAACCCTCCAGGCCATCGAGCGCACCCGAATTAACCTCCTGGACACGCACCTGCGCGGTATGGCTATCGCCGCTGGCCAGGCGTCCGCCGCCTACTTCGCCGCCCGGTTTGCCGACGCCGTTAAGACCCAGGACGCCAACAAGCTCGCCGTCACCAAGGCCGCCACCGCGCTCACCTGGTCCGACATCTCCAGCCTCATCATCGACGCCGCCGCCAAGTACACAGACGAGGGCCTGACCCTGGACGGCCTCATCGTGGACAAGGCCACCTTCAAGGCCCTGTCTGGCCTGACCGGCACCGACGGCCGCCCGCTGATGCGCGCCGCCGAAAACCCGTCCAACACCATCGGCACCGTCAACGCGAAGGGCCTGACCGGCGTCATCCTCGACGTGCCCGTCACCTGCGACCTGCGCGCCACGCCCGGATCGCTTGGCACCGGCATTGTGGGCGCGTTCTACAACCGCGAAGCAATGCGCACCTACGAGACGCCCCTCGTCCAGCTCCAGGACGAGAACATCATTAACCTGTCTCGCCAGTTCTCGGTCTACCGCTACGGGGCCGTGGCCGCCGAAATCCCCACCGGCCTCGTCCCCCTCAAGATCGGGGCCTGACCGTGGCCGACCTGACTACCCGCCTGGCCGCCTACGTGGGCGACGTGCCCGTGGACGACTACCTCCGTTCGTGCGTTGCTGAAGCCACGTCGCTCGTGGGTAGTCAGGTCGGCAACGCCACCATCCCGCAAGACGTGCACGACAGGGCCGTCATGGAGGTCGCAGCCGAGCTGTTCCACCGCCGAAGCGCGCCCAACGGCATCAAGAGCTTTGCCGACGGCCTGGATGGCGCGTCTGCCATCCGTGTCGCCCGTGACGCCCTCGTCGCCGCTCGCCCCCTACTCGCCCCCTATCTCCCGTTGGCTATCTCATGAACCGCGAACCTGGACCTATCGCGTCGGCTCGCGCCGACCTCGCCGCCATCCTCCGAGAGGCCACCGACCTCCCGGTCGTCACCAACGTGCCCGAACGGCTCGCGCCGCCGTGCATCGTCATTACCGAGGCGTCGCCGCTCCTGACCACCGACGACACGACCTATAACGCCGTGACCGTGCGAATGAGTCTCACGGTGGCCGTGGCACCCACGACCAACGCGCTCGCCATCGAGCGACTAGACGAGGCCGTGGACACCATCGCCGTCGCTCTCATCCGCGCCGGAACCGTCGCAGCAATCGAGGCTTACACGAGCATCAAGAGCGCCGACGGGCAAGCCTACCTCGCCGCCCCGATTACCACCACACTCACCTACTCCCTTGGAAGGAACCCGCAATGACCGTCACCCGCAACACCCGCATCCTTGGCAACCGCCTGGGTTTTTCCATCGCCGGAAAAGACTATTGGTCTGACCTGTCGTCCTATGACCTGTCGCCCGAAACGAGCGACAAGGACGTGGTCACTTTCGCGGACGCACTCGGTGGCTCGTCCGCGTCCTGGAAGCTCAAGGGCAAGGCCATCACCTCGTTTGACCCCGGCTCATTCTGGGAAATGGTCTGGCTACAGGCGGGCAAGACTGTTGACGTGCTCGTCGCTCCCTTCGGCAACAAGACCGCCACCCCCAAGCAGCCACACTTCAAGGTCCGCGCCAAGATCGGTACCAAGCCGTCCATTGGCTCCGAGGCGGGCGACGAAAAGGGCAGTACCTTCGAGTTCGAGTGGACGTGTGAGGGTGAGCCGGAAAAGCTCACCGCCACATCGACGCTTGGCACCGGCAACATGGAAGATGCATAACCCATGGCTGGAATCCTCGACGGCCACGTCCACCTAGACGGTGGCAGCGTAGAAATCCAGGGCATCAAGCGCCTACTACGCGACGCCGAGCGCGTGGGCGTGGCCGCCGAGGACCTGAAAGAGCTGACCTATCGGCTCGCAACGCCCATCGCGGCCCTCGCCAAGACCCTCGCCCCACGCGGCGATACCGGCAACCTCGCATCTGGCATCAAGCCGTCACGGTCCAAGCGCAAGGTCATGGTCCGCGTCGGATCGCCAAAGCGCCTACCCTACGCGGGCGTCCGCCACTGGGGACGAGATGGCTCATCCGGCCCCCGCTGGCTCTCCCAGGCAGAAGAAACCCTGCGCCCCCGCACCTTCGCCGGAATCGGTGAAGGCATCAAAGAACTACTCGATAAAAACGACTGGTAAGGACAAACCACACCATGAACATGAACGCCATGACCCTCGGCGATCTCGACTACTACGAGCGCAAGACGGGACAGCCCATCACCTCGTTCGATCCCGAAGCGGGCGGCGCGCTCGCCGCACCCATGATCGCCATGTGCGCCATCATGCTCTACCGACGCGGCGGATACCAGACCCGCGACGACGCATACACGGCCGCCACCGACCTCACCATGGACGAGGCCACCCGCCTCGTGGGCGACGCCACCACCGACGCCCCGGCGGGGGAATGACCGGCGCGTCCTCCCTCGGTCCCGTCCTGGCAATCCTCGCCGTGGACGCCGGTATTCCACCGTGGGAGGCGCGCGAACGCCTCACCATCGAGGACGCTCACGCCATCCTCGACCTACTTAATGAACGCGCTCAAGCACAGAAAGGCTAGGCAGTGGCCGGTCACGTCGTCAAAGTCTCGGTAGTCGCCGATACTAAGAAGTTTTCGCGCGCCTTCAAGGGCCTTGCGAAGGAAACCGGCCTATCTGGACTGGCCGAAGCCGGTAAAACGGCCGTGACGACGCTCGCCACGGTCGCCGCCGCCGGGGCCGCCGCCATTGGCGTCGCCGGGGCAAAGGCCGTGAGCGCCGCCGCCGACTTGGAGCAGAGCACGGGCGCTATCGAGGCAGTGTTTAAGTCGTCCGCCGACCAGATGAAAGCGTTTGCGGATACCGCCGCAACATCGGTCGGACTCACCAAGAACGAGTATCAAGAGTTGGGCACCTTGCTTGGTGCTCAGCTCAAAAACGGCGGTACCTCGATTGACCAGCTCGCCGGAAAGACGAACGACCTCATTGGCGTGGCCGCCGACCTCGCCGCGCAATTTGGTGGCACCACGGCCGACGCCGTTGGCGCGCTCTCGTCCGCCCTCAAGGGCGAACGTGACCCTATCGAGCGCTACGGCGTGTCCCTCAAGCAAGCCTCGATTGACGCCAAGGCCGCCGAGCTAGGATTTACCAAGGTAGGCGGGTCCTTCGATAACGAGGCCCAACAGGCCGCGACGCTCGCGCTCATCATGGAACAGACCGCCGACGCCCACGGCGCGTTTGCCCGTGAGGGCGACACGCTCGCGCACCAGATTCAGGTTCTCAAGGCGCATTTTGGGGACTTCGCCGCCAAAGCGGGTAGCCTCGTGTTGCCCGCCGTGACCGCGCTCGCGTCCGCCGCAATCGAACACCTCGTGCCCGCCATGGAGAGCCTCACAACGTGGGCACGGGACGTGGCCCTCCCTGCCCTCAAGAACTTCGCCGCACAGTTCACCGCGAACGTCGTCCCGAAGATCAAGGCCGCCGCCTCTGTGTTCCAGACCGAGGTCATGCCCCGCCTCAAGCGCCTGATTGACTGGCTCACCACGACCGTCCCCCCTGCAATAAGCCGTGTCGTGTCTTTCTTCGAGCGCTTTGGGCACGCCATCGGGGCCGCCGCCGCCGTCATCGGCACTTTCGTGGCCGGCTTCCAAGCCTTCGCCAAGATCAAAGCCATCATTGAAGCCGCCAAAGTCGCATGGGCGGCCCTCAACGCCACGATGGCCGCTAACCCCATTTTCCTCGTCGTCGCCGCCATCGCGGCCCTCGTCGCCATCTTTGTCGCACTCTACGAGAACAACGAGACGTTCCGTAACGCGGTCAACGCGGCATGGGAACAGATCAAGGCGGCCGCCGCCGTCGTCGTCGAATGGTTCACCACGAACGTCGTCCCGGCCCTGCAAGCCGCATGGTCCGCCATCGTGGACGCATGGAACGCCGTGTGGCCGAAGCTGAAAGAGGCGTGGGCGACCTATGGGCAGCCCGTCGCCGACCTCATCGTCAACATCTTTACCGGCGTCGCCGCGAACTGGGGAACCATCTGGGAAGGCATCAAGACCGTCTTTACCGGCGTGTGGGAAGTCCTCTCTAGCGTCGTCTCGACGGTCGTGGGCGTCATCTCCGGCATTATCCAGGTCTGGACTTCCGCCCTATCGGGTGACTGGCAGGGCGTCTGGGAAGGAATCAAGACCATCTTTTCGAGCGTCTGGGAAGGCATCAAGGGCGTTATCTCCGGCGCTTTAAGCATCGTACAAGGCTACATCACATACGCAATGGGCATGATCTCCGGCATATTCTCCGGCGTCTGGTCGTCCATCTCATCGACCGTCTCCGGCGCGTGGAATGGCATCACGTCCGCCATCTCATCCGGCGTATCGACGGCCGTGTCCTACGTGTCCTCCCTCCCGTCACGCGCGCTGAGCGCCCTCGGAAACATCGGCTCAACCCTCTGGAACGCCGGTAAGTCCCTAATTCAGGGCTTTATCAACGGCATCACCAGCATGATCGGATCAGTTAAATCTACTCTCAGCAGCCTGACCTCCAGCCTCACGTCATGGAAGGGTCCCGCCGACTATGACGCGGTGCTCCTCACCCCGGCTGGCCGCCTCGTCATCGACGGATTCATTAGGGGCCTCGAATCCAGGTACGGGGCCGTGCGCCGCTCCCTCGGGTCCCTGACCGGCATGGTGGCCGACACCGACCCCGGCGTTCTCGCCCTCCCAGACGTGAACGGTCTCGCCGGTCTGCGCCGGGGCGGCGGCGTCACCATCAACGTCACCGCAACCATGCTCCACCCGTCCATCGACGCAGGACGCGCGATCGCCCAATCCATCGACCAGTACACGCGCCTAAACGGCGCGGGCCGCTAACCCCGAAGGGAGACACGCTCATGGTGACCCTACCGCCGCCGCCGCCGTCCACCTGGGAAGGCGTGCGCACCGAGGCAATGCCCGCCGGGCAAACCCGTTTTACCCTCGCGCCCGGCGCGTCCTTCCTGCGCATTACCGTGGACAACCTGCGCCCCGCACACCTGATTACCGCCCGCGTCCGTATCCGCACGACCCAGGCGGGCCAATACGTCGTCATCCGACTAGGGGACGACGCCAAGCGTTTCCCCCGCACGACCTACTACACGCACCAAGTGCGCACCACGACGCTAGGGACCAGCCTCATTATCGAGGTGACCGGCATCCCCAACGGCGTCGTGGAAGAACTCACCATCACCGACGAGACCCCCATTCCTGATAACCCGCGCCCGTGCGACGTTCTCAGTCTCCAGGCTTACTATCCGCTACCCGGATTCTTCGGACTCAGGTGGAATAACGACCGTTGGAACCGCGCCTCATGGACGCGCGGCGTCGCAAAGCCGTGGGCAATGGTATGGGACTCGACCCCCTGGGACACCCGCGCATGGAACGTGGGCGAAACGAACGTCTCCCAGTGGCAGGACATCACCGGGCCGTGCACGGAAATTGCCGTCACGCGCGGCGTCACGACCACCGGGCCCGCGATGGCCGCCGCCGTCGGCACCCTGACCGCCCGCGCCATCAACGCCCTAAGCCCGCGCGCCACCGGCTTGCACCACGGCACCCCCGTGCGACTCATTCACTGGCCAACGCGGTCGCCCGTGTTTACCGGCGTCATCACCGACCTAACCATCACGCCGCACAAGCCAGGCTCTCGCATCGACTACGAGGTCAGCCTCACCGCATCCGATAACGTCGCCCGCCTCGCCGCCATCACCCGCTACGGCGCGAAAGCCGACGGCGGCGACGGCACCGAGCCGTGGGCGGCGCGCCTCGACCGCCTCATCAAGTCCGCTCCTGACCTCACCTACCAGGTGCACGACACGGCGACACAGACCATGGCCCCAATCGTCTGGGAAACCAGCCTAGCCCGCCACCTCGACGCGCTCATGGCCTCGGTCCTCGGATCGTGGACAGTGGACAGAGGCGGCACCGTATCCATCCGCGTGCGATGCCCCCGCACGCCCGTGCTCACCCTCACCGACGCCGACGCAAGCAACCTCAACGCGCGCATCTGGTCCTACACCGACCTAAACGTCGCCTGGTCCGCCGCCGACACGACCGCGCACGTCACCCTGTCCAACCACGGCGCGAAGTACGACACCGAGCAACACGAGTGGGAAGCCGACGACGCCGACACGACCGTCACCGACCCCACAGCCGCAAACGCATGGGGCGGGTCCGCCGTTCAGATTGACACGACCCTCCCAGCCCACGACGTGGAAACCGTAGCCCGCCGGTATCTCGCCACGACCACGGCCGACCCCATGCCGTCGTCGGTCTCCCTCGTCGCCGCCCACGACGCCGGTCCCACCGACCGCGCCGCCCACATGGCCACCGCCGCCACCCTCGACCCACTGAGCGCCGTCGCCGTCAAATGGCGCGGTGAAGATGCCCCCGCGCTCATCACCCAGGTTGCCCACACCATCACGCCGACGACGTGGAAAACCACCCTCACCCTCACC